CCCGGAGTTGTTTTGTTAGGATTGCTCCTAACTGAATCCCACAGTAGTAACTACTGTAGAGGTACATATAAGTCCGTTCTCTCACGCAAACCCGTAAAGGGCGAGTGTGATCACGGCTTGACCTCTGGCAATTTAACCTAGGAGACCATAGATGAAGCGTCAAGGTGAGTTGTTCGTTAGGGAAGAAGGCGATTCGGAGTGCAAAATAGGGCTTACAGCCCCAATTGGCATCCCGTTGCCTATCTTATACCTATCGTTCACTTTCCTTTTCGCTCTTCTTGGCTTCTTGGTTTACATGCTTTGGGATTTCGGCATCGCCGGAAGGGTCATTCTATTTCTGGTGCTAGTTTTGATCTTGATACACTTTGCCGTATTTATGGCAAAGTCGATTCTTGACCACTACTGGCCTCGGAGGTAATTATGGCAACTACCGGCGAGACTATATGGGCTAGCTTAATTGCTAGTAATAAGGCCGTTCTTGACGAATCGAGAGAAATGCGTGGTGCATACCTGTCGTTCCATTTCGGGCGTTACCAAACATACCAGACGCCTTTAGTCCCAGTTCAGGACTTTAGGTTATCTGACTATGAATGGATGACGAACGTTAAGGTTCCGCCAGGTGTATATCTGCATTTTCTCTTTAAACGTAAGCTCGGTCGTATTAGTAATCAGCTCCGTTTTAAGGTGATTTGGCCTTACATTTGGAAGAACCTACGCCATGATGGCAAAGGCCCTTACATCTGTAAGTTTCCTTATCGTCCCTATATGGTGCTGGTGGAGCTCTCGAATTCCCACGTTGAGAAATGGGCGACCATCAAGAAGATTTACTTGGTGAATCGCACAGGTCAAAGACGCGGGTCTACGTCGGCTCTTACCCCTAACCGGCTTTTCAACTTATCATTGATCGCCGGGTCCCTATCTCCTCGCGGTGTGAAACCGAAGGGGATAATGGAACCAAAAACCCGCGGACCTTTCGCAAAGAAGTTATCGAATCCTCGGCCTGCAGACGATGTTCGGTACGAGATCTATCCTGCGGCGATGGAATCGACCTCTACTCCGTACAATACATGGACGGAGCAAGTCGAAGTCTATCGACGCACGTGGACTGGTACCGTTACACCGAACTTCGGGTCGAAGAAACGGTCACAGTTGCCCGACAACGGGCATACTGTATTCATGCAAAAGACCGACTATAGCATGGGTTATGATCTTCGTAAGAAGGTCATAGCTCCCTTCAACTATAACAATGGTTGGAGTGCTACGGGTTATGGCTTCCAGCACCCGTCAGCCACGGTTAGTAACGCCGTGATGACAATAGTTGAGAATCTCGCCATCAAGAAGCTTAACACGGTTGCCAATCAAGGCATCCAGGCTAATATGGCCCAAAACGTAGCTCAATATACCCAGACGACCAATATGATAGCGAAAAATGCTACCAATATAGCCGCCTCGGTTGTTTTGCTACGCAAAGGTCGTATATCTGCCGCAGTGGATAAGCTCTTTGAGAACGGGCGATCCGTCGGTAATTCAATCAGGAAGGGAAATCCTACCAAGTCTAAATCTCTTGCCAATAATTGGCTTGAGCTTCAGTATGGTTGGAAACCTCTCTTATCTGATATCGACGAATCGATGCGGCTGTTAGCCAATTATATGGTTAACAGTACATCCGCTCAACAGGTGCAGGCTTCTGCGATACAAAGGAGAACGAATGTGATCCCGTTGTACGGGCCCTCATCTGCAACGATTCCTGTGGGTTTCGAAAGAAACATCACTCAGAATCAATGCAGGTTCGGGTGCCGTTATACGGTAAGCTCACCTACGCTCAATCTTCTATCGCAGTTGGGTTTTACAAATCCCATAAATCTTGCTTGGGAGATACTGCCGTGGAGTTTTGTTGTTGACTGGTTTATTCCCATTGGCCCGTACCTTGAGAGCCTTACGGCTCCTCATGGTTTAACGTTCCTCTCGGGATATAAAACACGATTCACCAAATACTCCACATCTGTCAGGGTGTCGCACCATGGCCCAATGCCCGGTGATTCAACGTCTCATTTGCGTTTGTATGCTGATAGATCTCGGATGTCGTTAAACCTCGTTCGAGACAAGCTTAGTGCTTGGCCCGTTCAGAGCTTTCCGACGTTCAAGAATCCATTTAGCGTTACTCATGCATTGAATGCGTTGGCACTGGTCAAACAGGCTTTTGGACGACGCTAAGATATCCTGACGAGTTACCTATGAGGTACTTTTAGTTATGAGTGCTATAGCACCCATCAAAGCTTCATCCATCCTCGCCGGAACAGAGAGTACAACCTCTGCGACAGTTGGGGTGGACAAGACGTTTGACCCTGAGGGGTTTATACTCCCCGGTGTCGCACGGTGGGTAGACCGAGCAATTGACGCCACCTATAATCCTTTAGGTGTCGCCATCGGATACCCTGCTTTCACCCTAGCGGTTCGGAGGCCTACTAAGGTCTCTAGGCTGTATAGAGTGACAGCGAAGATGTCCCTCCCGACACTCGAGCAAACGAGTCCGTCAACGGCGACCGGTATTCAACCGGCTCCGACATTGGCGTACACGCTGCAGTGTGTCATGGAGTTTATGTTGCCTGAGCGTTCGACCGCGGCGGAAAGAGCTAGGCTCTTTTCGTACGTTCGTTCACTTTTCGCAACAACGATCCAAGCCAGTGATGCGGCCCCTACTGATGCAACGGGGTCGCCTCTCATTGGCGCGGTGAACAGCTTTGATGCTCCGTATTAATGGAGTATCAGAGTTACCTGCGTCTATCTTCTGGCTAATCCTCGAGAAATTCCTGGATTGGCTGGTCGATATTCTCAGGTTGATCGACTTTTGGCTATGAGAGATGTTGAAGGTTTTGGAGAAAATGCATGGCGAGACTATAAGGCTTACAGAGAGCTTTTGCTCAAAGTCGGCCCATTAGCCTTTCCGTTCATAACTCTAATTCCTCTCATATTTCTCGTAGCTACCACACTTAATACCTGTGGTTAGTCGAGACTGTTCAGTCTCTTAATCGAGTAAACTCTGGAGGCGCTATGTCTTTTAAGAAGCATAGCTTAGCTTCTCGTTTTCTTCGAGAAGCGAAAGCTTTCCGTGTTACACCGGAGTTATCCTCCGGTTTCATCTCAGAGTACCTTGAGGCTCTTGATTGCCCTCGTTCGCTAGCGGTTGATTTGCTCTTCAGATATGGAGAGCATGTTCAGCTTGCTAACTTAGAGTGTAATCCACTCGACTACAGAAATGTAGAAGAGTTTAGAGCTGCCTACGCGGCTACTAAGTTCTTATCAAAGTTTAAGGATTTAATTCTTAACTATGACCTGGACAAAGTAGCTATGGAGAAATTCGAGAAATTCGAAAATCTCTGTGGGCAGACCAATGCTCGCTTCAGGAAATTGGAATCGGATCCTATATATAGGGGTCCGGTCGTTGAGCTGCATCAAGCAGTTCAACGTAAAATCTCCAAAATCCTTGGTGAGTTTGATCCTCTTGAGTTCTTCGAGATGGCCGATTGGGGTCCTGGTGCAACGACCTTACTAAAGGCACGTGACGCCAGCGCTACCAACAAATTCCAACGCGAAGTTGGGATAACGCGTGATCTGTACGCCTTGTTACCGCATGACCTGCTTAAGGAGGTTTATCCTCTTTGGGCAAGTCATTTACAGGAAGCTGGAGAGTATCCTAACTTCCAGATAGGTAATAAGGTTGTCACCGTACCGAAGGATGCGACTGCTAATAGAGTTATAGCTATTGAGCCAGGGATTAATCTCTGGTTTCAAAAAGCGATTGGCTCTATGATACAGAAACGCCTTCTTCGGTGTGGGATTGACCTTCGCAAGCAGTCCAGGAATCAAGAACTTGCACGCTTAGCATCGAAAGATGCTTTGAATGCAACTATTGATTTTAGTTCTGCAAGCGATTCTATCTCGGCTGAGGTCATAAGGGAGTTGTTCGTCAATTGCTCCTATTCGGAGCGTTTTTCGGACAATCTTTCCAAATGGTTCTCGGTCTTAGATAGTTGTCGGTCTCACTACGGTCTTCGAGACGGGACTTACGTTAGATGGAACAAGTTCTCCAGTATGGGGAACGGGTTCACTTTCCAACTTGAGTCGCTCCTTTTCTACGCAATTGCAACTTGTTGTGTAGAGAGGATACGGCATTCTAACCCCAGCGCGGGGTTAGGTACCGTTTCAGTTTACGGGGATGATGTCATCATACCCTGTGACTGTCTCGAACTCTTTTCCACCATGTGTACGTTCTACGGATTCACGATCAATATGAAGAAGTCGCATTTCTCTTCATTTTTTCGAGAATCTTGTGGCTCGCATTTCATGGAGGGGGCCGATGTTAAGCCCATTTACCTTAAAGGTAATCTTTCTGACGTTCAGTCCGTATATCGGTATGCAAACGCCATACGTCGCTTTGCTCATCGTAGCCTGAGTAGCTTAGGCTGCGACGCTAAGTTCCGTGTGTTGTTTGATCGCCTTGTGAATCTTGTACCGAAGCCTTTACGACTTCGGATACCTGAGACGCTCGGCGATGGAGGGTTCATCTCTAATTGGGATGAATCCTGCCCTGTGCGCGCCAAACATTGGATCGAAGGATTCTTTGTTTGGAACGCAACTGAGGTAAGTAAAACTTACCAGTCAGAGGGGATCGGTCTATTATTAGACCGGTTATGGACGACATCAGTCCAAGAGAGACGTAATAGTGTCTCTCTAAGAGACCGTACTAGACTACGTATTTCTCGTAGCCTAGTCCAACGGTGGTACGATCTCGGGCCTTGGATTTAACTCAGGCCTTAGGTTCTCATTGGCTCCTTTATAAGAGTTAATGGGTGGAGGTAGATACTATTCTAC